AGGCCGTTTAGAGCGCGCTGGTAATGACGTTGGGAACTGGCTTAACACTTCTCGTAGGAATGCTGGTAACTGGTTTGATCGTCGAGGCGATGAAGCTCGTGAATTCGCTCGTAATACTCGGAGGCGTGTTGAAGAAGCTTGGGACGGTCAGGCCGGGCGTGGAACTGGTGCCGATGAAGCTCGTCGACTTGGCAGAGAAGGTGCTGGTAAGGCCGCTAATGAGGCTCAGGATCGCTTTAACAGGTCTATTGTAGGACGTGCTTCAACTCTTGCGAGGAATGTTAGTAATGCTGTTTCTGGTCCGGCTAGAAATGTTCGTAATGCTACTAGGGATGCCGGTGAATTTGTACGTAATACCGTTGGTAATGCTAGTCAAAAGATTAGGTCTGTCGGAGAATATGCGAAGCTTCGTGCTAACGAGATTAGATCGACAATTTCGAATCTTCCATCTAATGTTAAGAAGCAAGCTGATCAAATTATTGGAGATATTAGAAGCGGTAAGACAGTATCCGAAATAAAAGCTAAAGAAATTGAATTGACAAATTTAATTAATAATGCTGTTGGCGGCGGATTTACTATGCCGTCGGATAGTTACCTCAATAAGATCGATCCTAAAAAGAAGAAGTAAAAAGGTGATCGCCTATGGCAAACTTCTTTGAGCGTCTAGTCCATGGCTGGAATGCATTTCGCGGTAGGGATCGGCCGCTAACTTATGGCTATGGAGAATCTAGTTGGACAAGACCAGACCGAGTTCAATTACGATCCGGAAATGAAAGAACAATTATTACAGCAATCTATAATAGAATAGCGATGGACGTAGCATCTCATAAAATTGAGCATGTTATTGTCGATGAAAACGATCGCTATATTCAAAATGTAGATGATGGACTAAATAATTGTCTTACTCTTGAAGCAAACATAGATCAAACGAGCCGCGCCTTTATTCAAGACGTGGTTCTTTCTATGTTTGATGAGGGATGCATTGCGATCGTTCCAACGGATGCTGATATGGACCCAACAAAATCAACTTCTTATGATATTCGCTCATTGCGTACAGCTAAGATTACACAGTGGTATCCAAGAGATGTACTTTGTGAGGTTTACAATGACCAGCTCGGGAGGAAAGAAGAACGTTTATATCCAAAGAGAATTGTATCAATTATTGAAAACCCATTCTATGCTGTAATGAATCAGCCAAACTCAATTCTACAAAGACTTACTAGAAAGCTAGCACTCCTTGATCAGATTGATGAGCAAGCTGGTGCTGGAAAGCTTGATCTTATTATTCAGCTTCCTTATGTTATCAAGTCAGATGCCAGACGCGCTCAAGCTGAAGCTCGACGAAAAGATATCGAGACTCAGCTTAGAGATAGTAAATATGGTATCGCTTATACAGACGGTACAGAGCGTATTACTCAGCTTGGTAGGCCTCTTGAAAATAATCTCATGGGGCAAATTGAGTATCTTATGAACACTCTGTATTCTCAGCTCGGTATTACCCCTGAAATTTTGAACGGTACTGCCGATGAGAAAACTATGCTTAATTATAATACGAGAACAATAGAGCCTATACTTGCAGCAATAGCCGGAGAAATGAAACGTAAATTTCTATCAAAGACGGCTAGAACTCGTGGGCATTCAATTATATATAACAATGATCCTTTCAGGCTTGTTCCGATTTCTAACATCGCTGATATTGCCGATCGCTTCACTCGTAATGAGATTCTTTCTCCTAACGAGGTTAGAGGCATTATTGGGTTTAAGCCTAATGACAATCCGCAATCTGACGAACTTAGAAATCGTAACATAAATCCAAACAACGCACTTATGATGCCATTTGAAGACGGGACCTATCCAGAAGATGAACAATACCAAATTCAAGACAACACAGCTGATGGCGGTATGGTAAATCAAAATGAAATGGTCGAAACTCCAAATAGCGCATAAAACAAAACGGAGGTATGCAGATGGCCGAGATTTATGATTTTGGTGGTTATGCTACCAAAAACGATCTGCGTTGCGCTGACGGCCGAACGATTCGAAGGAATGCGTTTAAGGAATGTGATGGCACTACTGTTCCACTTGTTTGGCAGCATAGTCATGGCAAACCTGGCGATGTTCTTGGGCATGCCGTACTAGAGAATCGCGACGATGGCGTATACGCATATGGGTCCTTTAACAACACTGATTCTGGCAGGAACGCTAAAGAGCTTGTCAAGCATGGTGATGTTAGGGCCCTTTCTATTTATGCGAATCAGCTTATTCAGAAGGGTGGAGACGTTCTTCATGGCATGATTCGTGAAGTCAGCTTATGTCTTGCTGGTGCTAATCCTGGCGCTCGTATTGAGGATCTTGCTGTTGCTCATTTCGATGAAGATGGCGCTGAACTCGAAGCTCAGGTTTATAACGGTGAGAATATCGAGCTGTTCCATTCCGATGATGATTACGAGGAACAGGAGGACGAGACAATGGATGAGGAAATGGGTCTCCAGGAAGTTATCGATACTATGGATGAAGACCAGTATAATGCCATGCTTTATGTCGTAGATCAGGCGCTTAATCACTCTGATGAAAGCGGCGAAGAGCTTGGTGAAGATGCTAGTATTCAGGACATTATCGATACTATGAACGATCAGCAGAAGGATGCTCTTGTCTATGTGGTGTCGAACGCATTGGAATCTGCTGAGGGTTCGGATGATGACTACTATGACGATGATGATTCCGATGCCGATGATTATGACGATTATGACGATTACGAGGAGGATGAATCCGACATGATGGAGCATGCTTACGAGAATTATGAAACCGATGCTGCTATCGCTCACGACGCTATGAATGCTGTTATTGAGGATGGCAAGCGTTTTGGTAGCCTTCGTGAATCCTTTAAGTTCCATGCCGAAGAGGGCGCTATTGCTCACGCTATCGATACTACCGGTATGGATCTGCCCACTCTGACCAACCAGGAATACAATACTCAGTTCGGTTACGGTGTTAACTCTCCTGAGATGCTGTATCCTGAAGCTAAGTCTCTTAATATCCCTCCCGAGTTCATTAAGCGTGACACGGACTGGGTTAGTGTTGTTTGGAATGGTGTTCATCGTACTCCTTTCAGCCGCATCAAGTCTATGTTCGCTAATATCACAGAAGATGAGGCTCGTGCGAAGGGCTACATCAAGGGTAAGATGAAGAAGGAAGAGTTCTTCTCCCTTATGAAGCGCGTGACTGTTCCTCAGACCGTTTACAAGAAGCAGAAGCTTGACCGCGACGATATCATTGACATCACTGATTTCGACGTGGTTCGTTGGATTCGTCAGGAAATGCGGATTATGTGGGACGAGGAAACTGCTCGTGCTATGCTGATTGGTGACGGTCGTCCTGGCACTGACAGTGATAAGATTTCTGAGGAGCATATTCGTCCTATCGCGAAGGACGTTGCTCTGTTCACCATTCAGAAGGAAGTCGAAGAGGGTGCCACTCTCGAGGCTACTGCTAAGAACATGATGAAGGCCGCTGTTCGTGCTCGTAAGGATTATAAGGGCTCCGGCGATCCTATCATGTTCACTACCGAAGACTGGCTGACTTCTATGCTGCTGATCGAGGACGGTATCGGTCACTACATCTATAAGAGTGTTAGTGAGCTGGCTACTGCTCTGCGTGTTAGCCGCATCGTTACTGTTCCCGTTATGGAGGGCTTCAAGCTTGACAATGGTAATGAGCTGATGGCTATTATCGTCAACCTGAAGGATTATAACGTCGGTACTGATAAGGGCGGTGAAGTCAATATGTTCGATGATTTCGACATTGACTACAACCAGTATAAGTACCTGATCGAGTCTCGGTGTTCTGGTGCTCTGATCAAGCCCTACTCTGCTATTGTTCTGAGCAAGAAGGTTACCGACGACTCTGGTGACGATTCGGGTGACGGTGACAATCCGTAATTAAATCAAAATGGGAGTGACATAGCGTATGTCTAGGTTCTATGGAGCTGTAGGCTATATTACGGAAGTCGAAACAGCTGTTGATGTAACAACCAATAAGCCAGTTGAGCGCATGTATAAAGGCGAATTACTACGTAATAGTCGGCGGCTTGATAATGGCCAAGATGTAAATGATGACATATCGATCTCAAATCAGGTCAGTATTCTTGCAGATCCATATGCAAATAATCATATACACGACATGCGCTATGTTAAGTGGCGAGGAACGGCTTGGAAGGTCTCTTCTGTAGATGTCGAGCCTCCTCGTCTTATTCTCTCGCTTGGAGGTGTGTACAATGGCGAGACCGCGTAGTGAATTGAGTGTTATTCTTCATGAATTATGCGATCACGTATACTTTCAGCCTCCAGCGAACAAACAAATTATTTACCCTTGTATAGTCTATAAGCTTGAAAATTTCGATGTTATATTTGCGGATAATGATGCATATCGAGATATGGATGAGTATTCCATTACTTATATTACAAGAGATCCCGACGATGAGAACATTCGAAAGATTCCTAAGCTTCGTTATTGTTCCATGACTGGTACATCAACTTCGGATAATCTTAGGAATTATTATTATAGGCTATATTTCTAAACGACCAAAGTATAAGGAGGATAAATAAATGGCTAAGCTTGTGTGGGATGCTACTGGTACTCGTTATTATGAGGCTGGCGTAGATCATGGTGTTCTTTATACCCAGAAGCCTGATGGTACTTATAATAATGGTGTTGCTTGGAATGGTTTGATCAGTGTCGATGAGGCTCCCGATGGCGCTGAGCCTAATGATCTGTGGGCTGATAACATTAAGTACGCTACTCTGCGCTCTGCTGAGACTTTTGGCGCTACTATTGAAGCGTACACCTATCCCGATGAGTTTATGGAGTGCGATGGTACTGCTACTATTGTTCCTGGTGTTCATCTTGGTCAGCAGTCTCGTAAGGCGTTTGGCTTTGTCTATCGTACCAAGATCGGCAATGACGTTTCTAGTGATATCGATGCTGGCTATAAGCTTCATATCATTTATAATGCTACTGCGTCTCCCTCTGATAAGAGCTACGAGACCATTAATGACTCTCCTGATGCTATCACTCTGAGCTGGGAAATCACCACCAACCCTGTCAATGTTACTGGCTATAAGCCTCTGTCTACTATTGTCATCGATACTACTAAGCTTGATGAAGATGGAAAGACCGCTCTTACTACTCTTGAGACTACTTTGTTTGGTGGCGAAGGTGAGAGCGCCAATCCTACTCTGCCCTCTCCCGATACGATTATCGGCATGTTTGTCCCTAATCCCTAATTAAAACAAAACTATTAATGCTGGGTATTCAGTTCGGCTGGCCCAGCCAAATTATTAAATTAACGGAGGAGAAAAACTATGCTTAAGAAGAACATTAAGTACACCGATTACAACAATGAAGAGCGCTCTGAGGACTTCTACTTCAATCTGAGTCAGGCCGAATGTATGGAGATGGAGCTGTCTACAAATGGTGGTATGCAGCAGCTTATTGAAAAGATCGTTTCTGAAAAGGATAATGCCAAGATCGTTGAAATGTTTAAGAAGATCATTCTCCGGTCTTATGGTATTAAGTCTCCCGATGGTCGTAAGTTTGAAAAGAGTGAAGCTATCTCTAAGGATTTCGAATCCACCGAGGCTTATTCCGTTCTGTTTATGGAATTGGCTACTAATGCTGATGCCGCTGCTGAATTCATTCGTGGTGTATTTCCTGCATCGGCTGCTAACGTTGCAAATAATGCTCAGAACAACATGACTGTTCTTCCGAGTGGAAACTAATAAATAAAGTGTGGTGATAGAGAATGCTCACGTTGAAGATTCCTGAGAGAGATTACTTCGATGATAGAACTCAGACATTCATACATGTCAATGGGTATACACTTCAGCTCGAGCATTCTCTCATCTCTATTTCTAAATGGGAATCAAAATGGAAAAAAGCTTTTATATCGAATGATCAAAGAACTGTTGATGAGTCACGAGATTATATAAAATGCATGACATTAAACAGTGTTCCTGATAGTGCTTATAATTACCTGACTCAGGAAGACTATGATAAAGTAAGCAACTATATTGACGATACAATGACTGCTACTAAGTTTAGTGATAAGAATCAGAAGAAGGGCATTATAAAAAAGAAAGTAGTAACATCAGAAGAAATATATTACTGGATGGTATCGTTTGGCATACCATTCGAGTGTCAGAAATGGCATCTAAACAGATTACTAACACTTATACATATTTGTGAAGCAAAGAATTCTCCTGGTAAGAAAATGAGTAAGAGAGATACGCTCTCGCAATATGCTGCATTAAACGCTTCACGCAAAAAGAAGATGGGTACGAGAGGATGATCGTTAAGTGATCAAATTTAAACAGAAAGGCAACTTTGATAAAACAAAAAAGTTTTTCGAACGAATTGGTCAAGGCGATCATCTCAAAGGACTTGAATACTACGGCGAGGCTGGAGTATCGGCTCTTCAAGAGGCAACGCCTAAAAGAACCGGTAAGACTGCAGCAAGCTGGAGTTATTCTATAAATCGAAAGAAAACAGGACTTGAAATTGTTTGGAATAATTCCAATATAAATAATGGAGTAAACATAGCTTTGATTATTCAATACGGCCATGGTACTTCATCTGGTTATTACGTAGAAGGGGTGGATTATATAAATCCTGCTCTTAAACCGTTATTCGATCTTATGGGCAAAAAAGTGTGGGAGGAGGTGACACGAGATGCCAAACATCGATGAACGAGTTGTAAAAATGACATTTGATAATCAGCAGTTTGAGAAAGGTGTCTCGCAGAGCTTAAAGACTATTGACGATTTAAAGAAGGCTCTTGAACTTGATAAAATGGGTGAGAGTCTTAAAGGACTTGAATCTGCTACAGCAGCCGTTAATTCGTCACTGACTAGTATCGAACAAAATGCTCAGCGTGTGGCTAACGTGTTCTCCCCTATTGGTCGCGTTATACAGCGTGAACTCGATCAGATTGCTGATAGTGCTATACGTGCTACAAAAGAAATAGCTGCTTGGACTACCGGATTAGCAGGACTTAGTGCTGGCCAAGCTAAGTATGAAGCGTATACAAAAGCTGTTCAGACTATTACAAATGCAACTGGTAAGTCAGTTAAAGACGTAGGCGTTATTTTAAATAAACTATCTAAATACACTGATGAAACTTCTTACGATTTTTCATCAATGGTTGAAAATATTGGTAAATTTACTTCTGTTGGCGTTGAGCTAGAACATGCCGAAGCGGCAATGGAAGGTATTGCCAACTGGGCTGCTAAATCTGGTGCAGGTAAGCAAGCTGCTAATCGTGCCATGTACAATATTTCGCAGGCGATGGGTACAGGATCTATGATGATTAGAGACTGGATGTCCATCGAAAATGCTAATATGGCTACGAAAGAGTTCAAAGAAATAGCTATAGAAACTGCAAAAGAACTTGGCACACTTGCTGAAACTGGTGAATATGCAGCTGGCGCTACTGCGAAAAATATTGTTAACTTTCAGACTTTTAGAGAAACACTTAGAGATGGATGGCTTACTGCAGACGTTTTAACAAAAACACTTGAGAAATATGCGGATACAACAACTGACTTTGGTCTAGCAGCTTTCCATGCCGCTCAAGAGGCTTTAACTTTTACCGATGCTATTGAAGCTGTTAAAGATGCTGTTAGTTCTGGCTGGATGCGTACGATGGAAGCATTATTCGGTAATCTTGATGAAGCCAGAGTAATGTGGACAAATGTCGCTAATGCATTAATTGAATTTGCTGAGATATTTTCAGAGACAAGAAATGAACTATTACAAGGATGGCATGAAATGGGCGGCTATAATGTCATGGTTGAAGCCGCTTCCAATATATGGCAGACTTTTATGAACGTTGTTCTTGGTGTTAAAGAAGCTCTTGAACAGGTATTTCCGCCTGCAACTGCTGAAAACCTCTTAGCTATTACTAATAAGCTTAAATGGGCTTCAGAAGATCTTCTTTCTGCATTCGGTGTGGATTTTTATGAAGAGTTTGAAGAAACCTATACAAAAGTATATGATTATGCTGAGGCACTAACAAATGTCCTTAAGAAAGGCGCTAAAGGCGAAGAAGTAAAAGCACTTCAGGAACAGCTAATAAAAGCAGGTTATTTAGCCGATAAAGCTAGTGCTGATGGTATATATGGTCCTAAGACTCAAGCTGCCGTTGAGAAGCTTCAGAAAGAACTTGGAGTTAATGTAACCGGCGTTTGGGACGATGTTACAAGAAAAGCTACAATTACTAGCAAAAAGTTTAATGGTCTAATAAAAGATACAAGAACTGTAACTAAAAAGAATACAATAGAAGTTAAAGAAGAGTACGATGCTATAACTAATCATATGGCTGCTCTTCAAAAAGATCTATCAAAAGGTGTAAAAAACGATACTGTAAAGAAGCTTCAGGAACAGCTGATTCGGACTGGATTTTTAGCTGATAAAGCTAGTGCTGATGGTATATATGGTCCTAAGACTGAAGAAGCTGTTAAAAAGCTCCAGTCAAAATTAGGTGTAACAGTCACCGGTGCATGGGATAAAGTAACTCGTGATGCTGTTATTACATCCCAACTTTTTAACGAAACAATTAAGCAGGAACGAACAGTATATCAGGAAGTTCAAGGTCTTACAGGACCGATGGAGCGTATTCAGGGTATTGTTCGAGGAATAGCTTCTGCTCTTAAGATAGCTTGGTCTATACTTAAAAGCGGATTTGAAATTGCAAAGAGAGTAATAAAAATATTTGATCCTCTATTTGCAGTATTTACAAGATTCGGTGCTATGTTTGGTGAGATGGGCAAAAACCTATCTGATAGACTTGAAGACGCCGACGCTTTTGAAGGTGTAGTTTATAGAATAACGGCAGCTCTTGAACCATTTGCGAGATTTGTTGAAAATATTTCTTATAGTCTTGAAGACTTCTTAGACATGTATTCAACATTCTTGGCTGCTTTTGATCTTGAAAATAATATTGGTAATTTCTTTTCGTTTGTAATTGGATACCTTAAGAGATTTACTATTCTTGGACCAGTTATTAACTTTGTAGAGAGCGTTATTGATGCTGTTACTTGGCTTGTAGCGACTATTAAAAATCTTGTTGTTGGTCTTGCTACATGGCTAATGGACGAGTTCACGTATTTATTCTTAGAAGGTGGATTATCAGACATAATCATAAGATCCTATAAGAATAATGGAATTGTAGCGGCATTACTTGAGATATTCAACTCAGCGACATACATCGTTGATATGATTATTTCTCTTATTGCTGGAATTTATGAAGCAGCATTCCCGTCAAATCAAAATACAGATGGTAAAAAGACCGGACTTGCTAAAGTGTTTGATGGCATAAAAACTGCTATATTAGTAGCGGCTAATGCTATGGCATTCGCTCTTAGTATGCTTGCTCAGGGCATTACACTTGTTGTACAAGTTCTTGGTCCATTCTTTATTCCGGCATTAATTCTTGCCACTCAATTGATAGCTAATCTATCAAAACGTTTTGCAAAAGGCGAAGTTACATCTTTACCAGGCTTCTTTATGGCACTGGGAAGAAGCTTTGCCGAAACTGATACAGGTGCTAAAATTTTAGGCACTATTACGGATAGGCTCTCAAAATTTGTAGAAACTATAAAGACATTTATAAACACTAATTTCCCAGGACTTATAGATACGCTTGGCGAGAAATGGGAAAGTGTTAAAAATTTCTTTTCGTTTGATAAGGATAAGACGTTTGGAGAAAATATTAAGTCTAAACTTGAGGAGATAAAGAAATGGTTTGAGACAACTATTGCCTCAATAAAAGAGACTATACAGAATGCTTTCAGCGCTATTGGAGTTGACTTTGAGAGGGTTAAATCTTTGTTTACTTATAACAAAGATAAAACATTTCTAGACAATGTAAAAGACAAGCTTGTGATTTTAAAGGATATTGTGGCCGGTACAGTTACATTTATTCTAAACAAGTTTGCTGAAATTGGAGCTGGAATAGCCCAATCTTTTACAAAAGATGAGAATGGTAATATTCCTATTTTCGAAAATCTTAAGAGGAAGATTGGAGAAATACGAGAATTTATATCTAAAGTTATTTCTGGCACTGGTGAAGTCTCTGGTGAATCTAGTCCATTTATCGAAGCTATTAAAGCTAATCTCGAGAATCTCAGAATAATCATAACTGGTATTCTTGATTATATATGGACTAAGCTCAAAGAATTTGCACAAGCTATAGCAGCGCAATTCACAAGAGATGAGAACGGTAATCTTCCTATAATCGATACATTAAAGTCAAAACTTAGTGCTTTTGAACCTGTCGTTGATTGGTTTATTAGCTTAAAAGATCGATTAATTGAAGGCTTTAAAGAACTTACTGGAATTGGGTCTGAAGGTAATACTCCAGAAGTTGGTAAGGGATTTACTTCTGTACTCGACAAGATTAAAGAACTTGCTGGTAATTTCAAAAATACAGATATTGGAAAGATGATATTGCCTATAATTGGTGGTTTTGTTGGTGTACAGCTCTTCAAGACTTTTGCTTCTGTAAAGAACATCGCTAAGACTTTTGATGAGGGCGGTATAATTGCTGTATTGGCTGGTCGTCAAAAAGAAGAGGATGGCGCAGTAGATAAGATTGTCAAGATTGCCGGATCACTTGTAGCTATGTCTTTAGCTCTTGGACTTTTGAGTATTGTAAATTATGAGAAAGTTGAGAAAGGACTTAAAGATTTAGGTTTAGCTATAGCTGGTATACTTGGTGGATCTTGGTTAACTGGCAAACTTGGTATAGGTGCTACAGATCTTGGAGAGACACTTAAAAATGTTGGCGATGGGCTATTAAGCATTGTAAAAGCTATAGGAACACTGACTGTAATCATGCTTCTTGTAAATACTTTTGATGGAATAAAGAAAGCTTTTGAAGATGCTATTAAAATTGTTGCCATAATCTTTGGAGGCTTAATAGTTTTACAAGGTGCTATATCTGGAATCGGTGCACTAGTATCACATTTTA